GGATCGAGAACTCCGCGGCCTCGCCCCCGAGGATCAGACGCTGCAGCGAAAGCGCCCAGTTGATATTGTCGACCGGTCCCGAGCCGATGGTGCGGCTGATCGGGCCGGCGTCACCTTCGAATAGATCGTCGAAACTGTCGAAGGCGTCCGAGATCGAGCCCTGCACGGCGTCGCGTCCCTCCCAAGTCAAGCGTCCTTCGTGGAATGCGATCGCGGTAGGCCAGCCGCGGCGGTCGGACCATTCGCCTTCGGCCCAGGTATCGGTTGCGGCGGTGCCGCCGAAATCGGTGATAACCTCGATATCGACCACGGTCGCCGAGGTGAAGCCGGTGATCCGGGCAACGCCGGCGATCGAGCCTACGGTATAGTTCAGGCTCACCGTGTGGGTGCCGTTGACGTAGTCGCCGGTCTTCACGCCCAACCGATACCAGGCGATCTGGTTAGCCAGACCATCATCGAAGGCGGTGACGACATCCGCCGTCCATGTCTGCACATCGGTCCACGGTCCGGTGTCGCTCTCGAGGGAACGCTGCAACGTGAAGATTGCGGCTCCAGCCGCATCCTCGTCGACTGTCACCGTGAAAACGCGCTGGTTATCCACCCCTTCCACCCGGATCGCATCGGTGAATTGATTCTGCGCGGTGACGGAGGCGGTGACGGTTTGCCCGTTCGATTCCACGCGGAAGAGGGATCCGACATTGGTCGACTTGAAGTAAGCGGCACTCGCGGTCAATGTGGTGTTCCCCGAGAGCGCGCCCGGGGTCATCGTGATCGGACCCACGTTGTCGATGCGGAACGGCCCGTCGTTCGTGTAGTAGTTGACGACCGACCAGGAGCGGGTAGCGCGGCGCTCGATGCGCTGTTGCTGGATCCCGTCGCAGGCGCAGAACATCACGTCTCCCGATTGGCCGTAGCGAATCTTGCCAAGATTCGCCGCCACCCACGGGGTCGGCACCGACATCACCCCAGCGGCTTCTACCGCGCATGAGTCCACCAGCACCTGGCGCTTCAGTCTGGAGAAAAACCGGATGCGGAAGTCCCCGGTAGGGGTGAAGGCGAGGGAGTGGTCACCGGTCTGAAGTTCGGTCTCGGCGATGTATTCGTCCCCGCCGGCGGTGGATCCCACGCGCAGCACGACGGGGCCGCGCTCGATCACGATGCGAAGAGCGTGTTCGACGTTCTGGTCTGCCGCGGCTACGGTCACCGTCTGGTCACGGATCGCGGCCGCGGTGCCGTTGCCGGTCAATCCCATATAGCCCCCGGTCACCCACACCGAGGTGCCGCCGGCCTCGTCGTTGTCGGTCCAGTTGGTCACGTTGGCGTCGAAGGTGCCATTGGTGACGGCGCTCGAGACGGCGACGCGGGTCAGGAGCGCATCCGAGATCCAGATCCGCATCGCGAGGTCGGTGAGTTCGATCTTTGCCTTGTCGCTGATCGAAAAGACGAACGGGAGATAGCGTCCGGCGGCGTCGTTCAATGAGCTGCCCAGATGCTTCCAGCCAGGGCGCAACATCATGCTGCCGAGTACGCGGGGGGCCCAGTTCGTCATTTCCTCGGCCGCGAGCGCCAGGCGCTTGATGTCCGCGCGCGCGAGACCGAGCCGGGAGACGAGCCCCCGGTTGAACGCTAGCTTGGCGACCCGGGTTCGCACCGGGTTAGCCGATCAGTTGGCTGGTACTGCCCCCGTCGCGAAAGCTGCGCCCGGTGCCGCGGTGGCGCGCTGCGGCCCAGGTGCCACGCGAGGGGAAGGTCGCCGGCAGCGCCATCGCGGCCTTGTTCTTGGCGACGAGGAGGGCGCGCGCGACCAGCCCTTTGTCTTCTCGTCCGGGCGGTCCGAGCAGGGTTTCGACGCGGGCTCTGCCGCCAGGGAGCTTGTGGCTGATGCGCCCCGCGAAATAATGCTTCACGTAGTCGGTAAAGCTGGCGGGCCAGCGGGAGAAGTCCATCCCGAAGGCGGCGTCATCGGAGACGTACTTCACAAAAATCTCATCGACGTCGGCGAACCAGTAGGCGACCTCGTCGGCGTACGCGGTGAGGGGAGAGCGCAGGAATTCGTCCTGCCAGATGCCGCTGGTCGCCACCCAGTCGGTGGGCTTGTCGAAGGCGCGTTGGAAGCCCCAGTCAGGCTCGATCGATGGGTTGTAGTCCAAGCGCGAGGCGCGCATCGCGAAGTGCCACTGGCCCTGTTCCAGGCAGTAGCGCACGCCGTCGTCATTCCAGACCAGATCGAGGAGGTGCCGTGCTTCGACGTTCGCGGAGACCGAGGCAAGCTGGGTGTCCCCGCAGATCAGCAGGGCCCCGTTGTAGATCTTGAGCCTGTCCGTAGCCACGGCAGGCTCCGCACTATGCCGCTACGGTTTCGGGCTTGGGGGCGGCCGGCACACCGATCGTCGTGCGGGCGTGGCCTTCGAGCCAGGCGATCGCGGTGTCCTTTTGTTCGATGCCTTCGGTCAGCACCGCCTTGTCGCTTTTGCGCACGATCGACCACTTGTGCGGTCCACGCCAAGCGATCGAGTGCGCGGCGATGAACTCCTGGACTTCCTTCTCCGAGGCTTGGGTCAGTGATACGTCGCCCGAGGTGAGTTTGTAGGATCGCAGGAGCTGCACCTTGGCCCAAGTGCGGGAGCAATCAAGCACGACGAACTCCGCGATCCACGTACCGTCTTCCGCCCGTGCCCGGATCTCGTCCATGGGGCGGAGTTTCACGGCCTGGTGGGCCCAGAAGCCCGGGATCAGCATGTCCTCGGTCGCGACGCCTTGGGCGACGAGGACGTCGTAGCGTTGACTCACCTGCTCGAAGAGTTGCAGGGCGTTCGGGGGCAGTTGGATCAGGGGCTTGTCTTGCGTGGTTTGCATTGGGACCTCCTCATATCATTGATCGAGTGCAGCCGGCGAGGCCCGGGAGGGCCCCGCCGTTTCCTGCCGTGCACGTTAGACCGCGCCGTTCAGATACGCACCGCTCGAGGCCAACGCGCCTCCAGCAGTTGTCACCGCTCCCATCACCCCGACGTACACCGTCACTGAGCTGCCGGTGGTATAGGCGCCCATCACGATGTCGCCCTGTTGCATGCCGAGATAGAAGGCATCGAGGAAGAAGTTCGCCGTTGCGAGATCCGTGCAGCTCTCGGTGGTGTTGTAGAGCCAGAAATTCTGGCCACCGACGGAACTCGGTAGCACGGTGGTGCTGCGCTTGCCCCACATGCCAGCAATAAGCGCCCGGGGCGGGTTGGCAACGCTTGATAGTTCGGTGCTTCCTTTGTAGGCCATGAGGCCCTCCTGATTCGTTCGGCCCGGATGGCGGCCCCGGTGCTCAGGGGCCGCTTAGCAGGCCATCCGGGTTAGCCGTAGACCGTGCCGTCGGTGGTCATCACCACGATGCCTGCGTTCTGCAGGAGTAGCGCTCCCATGAAGCACGAGGTGCGGGCGTAGGTGTAGTCCTGCTCGTCGTTGTATCCCACCGCAGTGGAGAGTCCGCCGCTGTTGGCGGCGTGCCCGGCTGCGGTCTTGTGGAAGAGGAACGACTTCTCGGACGCCGTTGCCTTGCCCGGGAGGTTCGGGTGCTCGAGGATCAAGCAATTCCTCCACTTGTAGGCCATCGGCTTGTCGCGCCAGCTCGGGTTCTGATCCGAGCCCGCCATCGGGCGCACGTCCACGTAGTCCGCGCTTGCGAACTCCGGGGCCTGCTCGAGGAAGGCTAGCACCGAGGGCTGGCAGACGAAGCTGATGTTGGAGTCCCACGGCACCGAGGCATTGGTAAGCTTCACCCGTGCGTTCTGGAACAGGCTCACCGTGGGCGTGGCCGAGGCCGCACCGACCGTCACCGTGCCGGTATTGAGGATGGTGATGATCTGGTCGTCGATCTTGCGGTTCATGACCCCCATCGAGGTCATCTGCATGATCTGGCGCTGGTTGCCTTGGGAGGCGAAGATGTTGAAGCCGGTCTTTCTCACCAGATCGTGCCACTCGCCTAACGTGACGGTGTTCTGGGTGTTGTCGTCGTTGCGTGCCGGGATCAAGCCGTTCGCCCCGCGGGTCTTGGCGGTTTCGCCCCCGGAGCCTACGACCAGGAAGACCGCCTGGTTACCCTTGATCACCGCTTCGGTCGTCACCGTTTCCCGAAGCAGCGTCGCGCGCGCTTCGAAGGCGGCGATGAACTCGTCGCGGTACTGCGTCTGGTAGGCGGTATCGACGTAGAACAGAAGATGCCGATCGGCGTACACCTTGAGCGGCGTCGCCAGAAAGGCCACGACGGCCAGCATGAACTGCATGGCGGCCGAGTAGATGCGTTTGAACCTGGCCATGATGGCCTCCTTTCGCAAGATCGAATCGTCGACCTGGCGTCGGGGTGTCCATCACAGCTGTGGCCGGGGTGTCCCGGGATCGGGTGCCGGCGGCCAGCGGACGGGGCCGCGCTTCGGTGCCCACTTCCGCCTGCGGGATCAGCGTTTAGGCTGGGTGCCCCTCAGTTGGCGCAGTTATACACCCGCTCGGAGTGCTTTGCAAACTGCTCGCTGAAGCGGCGAGCACGTTCCCGGGTTGCAGGATAATGCGGAAGGCCAGGCGCGGATGGCTCTTGGCGAGCGAGTGCATGACGTGCTCGACCACGCGAAACTCCTCGCGCTCGGTGTCGTACGCTTTCGCCACCCTCCAGCGGAAGCTTCGTGCCCTGCAATACTGCAGGGTGTAGTGCATCGGCTCGATGCGTTGCTACGCCGCCTTGGCCTTCAGCTTCGCGTCGGCATCGACGAGTTGGCGGTAGCGAGCCTGCATCTCCTCGGCCTTGGGGCCCTTCCAGTACTTGCTGTTCGGGTCCGCCATCAGCGCCTTGAGATCGGCGATCTCGGTGGCGATGGTCTTGCCGGCATCCCCGCCACCGGGCGGGATAAGGGTTGCCGCGGGGTTGATCTCGCGCTCCATCTGCACTAGCCACTTCCAGGCCTCCGGGCTCGCCTTGATAGGCGTGTGGTCCTCGAGGTAGCCGTTCATGAAGCGGTCGCGGAAGCCCGCAGGAGCGCGCGCAAGCAGAGCCTCGGCTATGTTCTTGTTCACCCGGTAATCCGAGCCCCACTCCTGCCGCAGCTTTTCATCGGTCGCCTGTTCGGCGGCTTTCTCAGCCTCGGTCAGCGCCTTCTCCTGGCGATCGACCTCTGCGTAGAAGCTCGAGATTGCCTTGTCTACTTGGATCTGGGTGTAGTTCGACTCGTGGGCACCCTTGAGGAAGGACTTGAGAAACGCATCGTCCTCCTTCGGGGGCTGGCGCCCCGCCGGCATCGTGATCTTGTATAGCTCCGCGGCGTTCTCCTGCACCACGCGGCTGCGCACGGCCGGGTCGAGCCGCTGCAGCACCTTGGCCAGGTGCTCCTGCGACTCGGGGTAGAGGCAGGTCGGGTGGGGGAAGTCGGTCTCGAAGAGCAGGTTGTTCGCGCCGACGCACTCGATGAAGTGCTTGACGCCGAAGTCCTCGA